ACCCTCGGCAGTGTGACACAATGGCGTAAGCGGTCTTGTCAGCACCACGACCAGAGGGGTCAATCCACATCTTTGTCCCGGTGTACTCGTCCCACTCCTTGTCGTACATGATTGGCGAGTAGAATCCATCCGCCCCAAATCCGAGGCTGATGATATCTTGACACCGAGTCGTCCCGCCTCGGTCGTTTGTCTGTCCCCAGGCAATGGTCACGGGAGCCTTGTGTGGCTGAACCGGGAACACGATGAAGTCACTGAGCCTGAGTGGGTACCGGAGTTCGTCACCAAGGTTGGTGATCATCATGTACTGCATAGCGAACGTCGAGCGACCCGCTGAGGCTTCACGCTCGATGAGTTCTTCGGTATTAAACCTAGTGGGCCAGACGCTCTTCCCAATCATGTCCTCGTCCGACTCGATTGCCTCGATGACCTCTGGCGCAATGTCCTTGACCCGCTCCTTGTCGGACGGGTACCTCGCTGGCCACGACCGAAACGCGTAGCCGCCCTCGACCAACTTGTCGTACAAAGACTCCTCGTGGTGAGGCGTCCCCAGGATGACAATGTCACCGCCGGGAATCAAGATGTTCTCGAACTCCTTGACCTCCTCACGAAGCCTCTGACGCATCTCAAGTGTCAGAGTGTTCTGAGCCGTCTCAACGTCATCGGACACGATACAGGTCGATCTAGCACCCGTTAACTGTCCACCAATTCCATACGCTGAGAACGATGGTGTTCGGTCAGACGTTGATGGTCCAACGTCGAACTGAATCGCCGAGTCCCGTTGATTTTTTTCTTTTTGTGGCGTCAAGTGTTGTAGCCACGGCACGGAGCCGATCCACTTTCGCACCATGTGTAACGAGTCCTTGGAGTGCTTCTCCGACTTGGACACGAGCATGATTCTGTCGTTTGGGTTCTTGAACAGTCGCCAAATACAATACGCCAGCGTGACCCACGTCTTTGACGCGCCCCGAAACGCTCGAACGCCCCGTCGTCGCGGTCCGCTCTGTAACCAGTTCGCCATCTGGCGTTGGTGCAGTGCCAGCTCTGGAAGACCAACCGCTTCCCACAACTCTTGTGAGAAGAACTCAAAGTCGTTCGCTAATCGCTGAACGTACTGCTCAAATTTTGTGTTGTTCATGGCGTACTCCTAGTCTGGAATATTAAATCTGACCTCGCTCCCCTCGGCGTCAAAGGTCGCAATCATGTCCTGCAACTCTGACCTCCAGACCAGCACGACTCCCCCCTCGTTGTTTGACCTTATCTCACTTGGCGCTGGGGACTGTAACCGCAACTCCTTGACCGACGAGATAGCGTGGTCGATTGCATCATTACTAACGCGGTGGTACTTGTCATTCCTCCACCCCAACAACGAGTCAATAACGTGTTCCCAAACATCAATTGGTTTTGGGAGACTCATCGGTATCCACGCCCCTGTCGATTGCCCAATCCCTGATGAGTGGGTCATTCATGAGTGCTTCCCTTATTCTTCGTAATGATCGGTCGTGAATCTGAACGATTCGCTGTCTGCACAACCGCTCGTTTGGGTGTTTTTCGTTCCAAGACTTCGTAACCTCGGTCCACTTCATAGCGTCTCTACCTCCGCTGACCATTCAACGCCGGCAAATCTACTCAGGGTGTCGTTCATGCACTCGCCCCAAATGACGGCAGCGTTCCATCCAGAGCAGTCCTTTCGAGCCATGTAGTCTGGCTGAAGTGGCCCCATCGTTCCCGCGTTTGCGTAGTAGAACGGGAGTGAAACTTTTCCAGTTTTTCTGCACTGTGTGACCCGTTTTGGTGTGTGTGTGTGTCCCCGACAAACCAAGACATGAGAATGACCACCAACAGCGTTCACTGTTTGTAGGCACTCAATTTCATCCGAGTTTTGTCCAGCGTCCCACCCGTGGATGAAGCAACACTGACCAATTCGGAGTACTCCGCTCTGGTTGTGCCTGGACGGCTTGATGTACGGGTACTGCTTCCAACGAGCAAAGACTGGCTGCCACTTTGACTCCATCCAGTGAATCAAGTCCCTCGTGGACCGATTGGTCCTGCGACTGTCCTTGACTTGCAAATTATCGTCGTGATTGCCAAGCATCCAGTGTAGTCGGCACTTTCGAGGCAACCGCTTGCGAATTTCTTCTATATAATTTGCGGCGCTTTCGTACTCCTCGGCAAGCGTGTGTTCGTACTCGTTTGGATGTATTGACGAGGTCGCATTCTCTAGCAGATCGCCAAGTATTATGAAATCGTTCAAGCGACCAAATGGACCATTCTCTTCCAAACGACCCAATAGTTTTTCAAAGGGTTCTTCCCGTTGAAAGGGTGCGTGTATACAACTGATTGCGGCCCACTTGGACTTAGTCCGTGCCATCTGTACTGCCCTCAATTCCAAGGTTTCTAATGTACGAAATACTACACCGAGGAATCGCTATCGCGTAATCAACCGTGCCGAGTTCTATCTTTACCGCGCTGGCGACTACGATGTACGACTCGTCCTCCTGCACCAAGAACCCACACTGTAAAATTCGTTGCGGTTGTGGCAAGTCGTCCAAAAACTGGTCGCTATTGTCACGATTCTCGCAACTATCAACCCAGTCAACCAAGACCAGTGGATACACAAGTGTTGCGTCGTGTTTCATGTTCCGGTTGCGACGTCGTCGGATTCTGTGTCGATGTCATCCATATTCATACCCCTGAGTTGCATTTCCTCGATAATGTTTCCAATGGGATTAGTATCGGTCGCTTCGACTGAAATTCCACAGTCTTTTAGTCGTTGTCGTGCAACATTTAGGTCTGCGGCCGTTGCTTGGACTCTAATCACCTCTCCGCTCTTTGTGACAACCTCTCGTCCGTTTTTTAGGATGTCGAGTAGCAGGGTGTCTAGCGAGTTGCTTATTTGTTCTCCACTCATCGTAGTAGTAATCCTTCCAGTTGATCTCGAAGTGGTACGTGTTCTGGTGTCTCCGCATCAGTCCCAATCTCAAAGTCAAGGTCTCGTATTTTCATCATCCGGTCGTAGTCCTTCCTCAGTCGTGCGAATTCTGGCATGACAATGACCCCGTTGTCGTCGTCAAGCAGTGCCGCACGCCTGTACAAGACTATCTCGCTTGCAATCATAAGACCCTTCATGGACTTGAAGCTGGTGCCTTCTGGCGACTCAAGTTCATAATCGCTGGCGGACAAGTACTCCTCGGTTGTGAACAAGTGCGCCAAGGACTCCTTGAGCGTTCGCGAAACACCGTCAAGTCCCTCAATTTTTATTCGACCGCTGATGTCCATCCAGTGGTCGTAAGCCGTCCACTTTGGTCGTTCTGGGTCAGTGTAGTTCGTCAAGTTGAGTCCCGACCAGGTCTCACTGGGGTGTCCAAAACCGTCAGGGATTCGGTCCAACTCAGTCCACACGGGGTCATTTGTCGCCTCTGAGTACTTCGCGGGACTTATCATGTTGAACCACGCCATCCCCCCGTCACCGTGCATGTCTTCGTACATCTTCGGGTGTCCGAGGATGTCGTACTGTGGTGGCAAGTCTCCAGACCCGAACATGAACGTGTTCGCCCTGATGGCGTCACCAATGGAACGAATTTCTCGCATCGGTCCGCCCATCGCTTGTATGACTCCGCGTTGAGTTCCTGAGAGTGCCGTGGACACCGTTGGGGCAACGGCTTGCGCCCAAGTGTTTGGGTCTCTGGTGCCAGAGAAGACCTCCGACGCCGCCATGAGTCCTGTGAGGTAGTCCTTTGCCTGGATGTTGTCTCTAAAGCCCTCGGCGATTGCCGCCATGACTGCAGCGGTGTACGCGTGCTTCACGCTGTCGTCTGCGTCGGAGTTCAGGATTCCGTACACGTCCGCCATAGTCCCAAGAATCATTGCGGCGGGGTCCATCTTCTTGAACTGCCAGTGGTCGCCGTTTGGCAACGCGAAGGCGTGTGGAAGCCAACCCGTTTTCAATTTTGCTTGATACTTTCTTGGGTCGGATGGCCCTGAGTCGGTGATCGCGCCCTGTGACGCCAGCCACCAACCAAAACTAAAGTACGCAATAGCCATGCCCTGTCGTCCGCGTGCCTCCGCCACACGGGTCGGGTCACCGCTGTTCAAGTCCTCCCACATACGACTGCCAGCCCTCTTGAGCCAACCGTCTGGGTCTATGGTGAATCCCTTGCCATTCAAAAAGTTCTTGGATCGTCCGAAGACCTCCGTGCCAGCAATCCAAGTCGGACCGCCAACGTATGAGAAGAACTCCCTGAACAAGTTCATGGGCGTCTTTCTAAACGGCACGAGCCACTTGAGTCCCGGCACTCTCCCAATAAAGTTACTGAAGTGCTTACCTGCGGGTCCTAATTCTGTTTGGAAGGTGGGTCTCCT